CAAGGATGTACTGATCAAGCCCTTTGAAGGGCTGGCAAAGCGTTTGCCTGATGGCCGTGTAACAGCTTATCCCGACCCTGGGACTCGTGGCCATCCTTGGACCATAGGATGGGGTGCTACGGGCCCGGAAATCAACCCTGGGACTATCTGGACGATCGAGCAGTGCGAGGACGCCCTCGACCACCACGTCGAGTATTTCGTGCGGGGTTTGCTTAAGATGTCGCCCAGCCTGTCAAAAGCGATCCCAAGGCGCATGGCAGCGGTTACAAGCTGGGCCTATAACTGCGGCCTTGGGAACTACAGGGTGAGCACCTTCAAAAAGCGCATCGATGCCGATAATTGGGATGGTGCCGCGGATGAGTGCCTGAAATGGAATAAAGCCGCTGGCAGGGTTTTGCCAGGACTAACCCGTAGGAGGGCGGCCGAGGCCGCGTTAATGCGATGAGTTCAGCGATCAAGTCAGATCCGGCCAAGTGGAAGCGCATTGTGGCGTCCGTAAAGGCCTCCGATAAAGGCGGCGATCCAGGCCAATGGAGCGCCCGCAAGGCCCAATTGGCAACCCAGAAGTACAAAGCTTCGGGTGGGGGTTACAAAGGGCCCAAAAAGGCGGATAATTCGCTCTCAAAGTGGACGAGCGAGGATTGGGGTACGAAATCCGGCAAGCCTTCCACGCAAGGGCCTAAGGCCACCGGTGAACGGTACCTGCCCCGGAGAGCGCGAGAGGCGCTTTCGCCTGCTGAGTATGCAGCCACCACACGCGCTAAGCGTGAGGGTACCAAGTCCGGTAAGCAATTTGTCGCTCAACCCTCGAAGATCCGCGAGAAAACTGCAAGGTACCGATAATGGCTGTCACCATGACCTACACGTCCCTGGTAGCGGATGTCACGCTCTACCTGGAACGCTCGGACGCGCAGACGATCAATCAGATCCCGTCTTTTATCAACCTCGCCGAGTCGATCATCTCGGACGAGCTAAAGATTCTTGGCCAGCAAGAGACCGTCTCTGCGACTATGGTCCAAGGCACTCCGGTTATTGCCAAGCCTACGCGCTGGAGGAAGACGACCTCCTTCAACATCACGGTCGCAGGCGAACGCAAGCCCCTGCTTTTGAGGAAGTATGAGTACCTACGCAACTACTGGCCCAACCCAACAACCGAAGACGAGCCGCTTTTTTATGCCGACTACGACTTCGACAACTGGCTCATTGCGCCAACGCCTGATGCTGCTTATGCGTTTGAGGTCCTTTACTACGAGAAGATTCAGCCGCTAGACGCAACCAATCAAACGAACTGGTTCACGATCAACGCGCCCCAGGCTATGCTCTACGGCACGCTTTTGCAGGCCATGCCCTTCCTGAAAAACGACTCTCGGGTACAGCTTTGGCAGTCCTTGTATGACCGCGCCATTCAAACGCTCAAGCTCGAGAACGACACCCGGACGATTGATCGTTCGGCTACGGTGCAAGAAGTATGACTTCCTACGTCAATGTCTTCACTGGGGACGTCATCCAGCCCACGGACGTCAGCTATAAATCGTTCTCGATCTCGGCTAACCTGACGCTGGCTTGGCCACTTGATGGCAACGCCCTTGGCAACTATGCAGCCAGGATCATGCAGATCACGGCAACGACGGGAAGTCTTTCCGTTTATATGCCGCCTGCCAATGAGACTTCGGTCGGCACTGATTCTCTTATTCGCAACGTCGGCTCAAACACCTTCACGATGCGCGACAACGCAGGCAATACGATTGTCTCGGTCGCAGCAGGTGAGGCTAAGTACATCTATGTGACCGACAACTCGACGGCCGCAGGGACCTGGGGCGTCATCGCTTTCGGTACAGGCTCAAGCTCTGCCGATGCCGCAACGCTTGCAGGCTATGGCCTTAAAGCCATAACCACGACGCTCAATCAATCGCACCCAGTAACGACGACGGCAGCGGGATTTACGGCTGACTCAACCTACCGCGCCAAAACACTGATTTGGACAGGCGGCGTCGGAACCATCGCACTTACCGCAGCCGCAACCCTGGGTGACGACTGGTTCTTCATGGTCCGCAATAACGGCACGGGCCTTTTGACCATCGATCCAAATGCTTCGGAACTGATTAACGGCGACTCAAATCTTGCTTTGCAGATTGGCGACTCGGCCTTCATTGTCTGCTCGGGCAGTGCCTTCTATACCGTAGGCCTGGGGCAGTCGACGACCTTTGCTTATTCGCAGCTTGTGCTGCCGGTAACCTCGGGAACCTACACGCTGACCCCGGCTCAGGCGCAAAACACAATCATCAAGGTGACGGGCGCTTTGACCGGTGCTGTTACGGTTCAATTTCCCGCAGCGGTTCAGGTCTACTTTGTCCTTAATCAAACTTCGGGCGCTTATAACGTCACCTTCGAGACAGGGGTCGTAGGGGGCCTTACAGCCACGCTACAACCCAATCAGCAGGCCACCTTGGTATGCGACTCGGTTAACGTCCTGAACGCCACCACGGTGATTACAGGGGCCTTGGCGGTGTCATTGATTGATGGATCGGCCGCGGCACCATCACTGAATTTTTCGCTTGAGACCAATACCGGTATGTACCGACCCTCGGGTGGATCGAAGATCGGATGGTCGATCGTTGGGACCACAAAGATGCTATTAACGAGCGATGGCCTTGCCGGAGGGTCGTTCTAATGACTGAGAAGGTCATCACGATCAATACGCAGCCCGGAATACGCCGGGACGGTACCGTTTTGGACGGGGATCAATACTCTGATGGCTTATGGGTACGCTTTCAGCGCGGACGGCCTAGAAAAGTCCTTGGCGTTAAGCGGATCTCCAATCAGATCTATGGCCCGACTCGAGGGATGTTCGTTGATTCCAGCAACGGCATTAACAACATCTTTACGTCCTACGCTTCAGGCATTCAGGTTATTGGCGTCGATAACAACGGCGTCGGTGCTGGCGTCTCTAATTTCACCTTTACGGGACCGGCAGCAACGCTTGGAACGCTTGTAGGCGGTACGGGTTATACCAACGGCACCTATAACGGCGTGGCCATGACCGGAGGTACCGGAACCGGCCTTTATTGCAACATCACGATCGCTGGCGGGTCCGTAACGTCAGTCGTTATTACAACAACCGGCCCGATTTTGACGCTCGGAACCATTACGGGCGGATCTGCATACACAAACGGCACTTATACCGACGTTCCTCTTACTGGAGGCCTCGGTTCAGGAGCCATTGCGACGGTCACAATCTCCGGCGGGGCGGTCACAGCGGTCGCTTTAACCGATTTAGGCGCCGGATACACCCCTGGTGACGTGCTTTCAGCTACCACGGCCAATCTTGGCGGCACTGGCTCAGGCTTTTCAGTGCCAGTTTCGACCATTACGGTCGCTTATACGCAATCAGGCGTCGGTTATACGGTCGGAAATTCGCTTTCGGCGAGTGCCACGAACCTTGGCGGGACTGTAACAACGCCATTTAGCATCCAAGTTGCGACTATTAGTTCGGTTTTCACTGCAAGCGCCAATAATGTTTATCAATTCGACTCTTCTTACGATTCGCAGGGTGGTGTAAATCAGCTTTTAGTCCACCCAGGGCAGAATCTGGCGCAGGTCGACTCGACAACCAACACGCCAGTGCTTTATGGCGCGATTACCGGGACGACATTGACCGAGCTTCGCGACGTTAGCGGCCCTGATCCGACGGGTGACATCGTCTCAGTCTCCGGCGGCGTTGTTGCTCTTCATCCGTACATCTTCGTTTATGGCAACTCGGGTCTGATCAAGAACAATTCCAAGGGGAATCCCTTGGACTGGAACTCAGCCGATGCCAACGAGGTCAACGTCGCTACAGGAAAGATCGTCAAGGGCCTTCCGGTACGAGGCGGTACGAACGCGCCCTCGGGTTTATTCTGGTCGCTTGATTCTTTGATCCGCGTCTCTTATATCGGCGCTCCTGATTACTGGCGCTACGACATCATCACCTCGCAGTCTTCGATTCTCTCGTCTTCGGGTGTTATCGAGTACGACGGGATCTATTACTGGTGCGGCGTTGATCGTTTCTTGATGTACAACGGCGTGGTTCAAGAGATCCCAAACCCGATGAACCAAAACTGGTTCTTCGACAATCTGAATTACACCCAACGGCAAAAGGTCTGGGCCTGGAAGGTGCCTCGCTATGGCGAGATCTGGTGGTTCTACCCTCGAGGGTCGGCCACCGAGTGTACCGACGCGATTATTTACAACGTCCGCGAAAAGACTTGGTACGACGCTGGTCAAAGCATTCATGCTCAGCGCTCCTCGGGCTACTTCTCCCAGGTTTTCAAGTATCCAGTCGCCGGAGGTACTGAAGACATCGGCGGCGGATTTACCAAACTCTGGCAGCACGAAGTTGGAGTGGATGTTGTCGACGGTGCTTCAACCTCTGCGATCGATTCGTACTTCACAACGCACGACCTATCCTGGGTGACTGGCAACCCTGCGCAGGAGGTCCCGATCGGGGACAATTTCTGGTCCCGCTTAGAGCGCGTGGAGCCTGATTTTCTGCAAGACCAAGAGATGACCATGTACATCATTGGCCGTCCTTATGCGCAGGCAGCCGACGTTACAACCGGTCCTTATACGTTTGATGCAAACACGACTAAGATCGACTTAAAAGAGCAGCGCCGGGAACTGAGGCTCAAGTTTGAGTCCAATATCATCGGCGGGGACTATCAAATGGGCCGCATTCTCTTGTCGCTCGACATGGGCGATGTCAGGGGTTACACGCCATGACACAGATCTACGACCCCAGGAACATGGAATGGTCCTACTGGAACGCGCTCATCGCGGAAAAGTACGAGGCCCAGCAGCTTATGTGGCCGGTACCCGAAGAGAACTGGAAGGACTTTGCGCTTTCGATCTGCTCGATCGCTTTGTTCTCAAACTACGGTGTACCGACCCCGCACGGGTTCGACCGATGGCAAGATTGGGCCTTCGCTTTCAATAACGCGGTGAACTAAATGGCCTTTACTGAAGACCAGTACAGACAAGCAGGCGAGTTCATTCTTGCCAACCTTAATGATCCGAACGTGGTGGCCACCCGCGGTCAGGAGCTTGGGCTGTCTTCAGCAGATATTTTGAGGGCTGCACAAACAGTTAACCCAAATCTTACGGCTGGCGACGTTTCCAGTTACTTTGGCAATGCTGGGCTCACCTATAAAGAGCCGACCGGTGGACTAGCTCCAGTCTCACAGCCTGATACTTCGACTGCTGGCGGACTGTCGAGCATAACCCAGGACGTTCTTGGGGAGGTGGCCAATAGAACGCTTGGTCAGGATACG